GGTCGGAGCAGCGCTGTTCGGAGTGGGCCTTTATGACCCAACGTCAGAACAGGATCTCGTGGTACCACGCGGCTGTGATTGCAACCTTCTGGCTGGGATGGAACGGCGGCTTATCCCAGGTCAACTGGAGAAGCCGGAGAACCTGCCCCAGGAAGCGTGGTGGCCCGTGATGAAAGCTCTACGGAGTGTCCGGAGACACTTGATGCACGAAGACGAGCGTTACATGCATTTCAAGCAAAAATACTCCCCCAGGGAGCAGATGCTCCTGGACGCACACGAGTTTGACACACCGAGACCCGGGTACGGTGCGTTTGCTAAGTTGGAGAAATACCACAAGAGCGCCGACGGGTTTTACTCCGACAGGGGGGTATTCAAACCGAGAGTGATAGTGAGCCCACCGTGGCCACAGCGAGGTTATGAAGGTCGCCATCTTAGCGCGCTGGGTGAAGCATTAAGGCGCCTGACACGGTACACTTTAGAGAACATGGAGCTGGGCAACAGAGAGAGTCCTGGACACGCCCATCTGCGCAAGCCGCTGTGCTATGCTTCATCCATTAAACCTGAAGAGGCATCGTGGTTTCTGGAGTGCACGGCCAGCCGTGCCAGACGGATGTCAGGCGTGGAGCCAATGATAGTTTCACTCGACGCCAGCAATTTTGATGGTAGTGTCACAGCAGAAATGCTCCTAGAGCTGGGGGAATTGCACCTGTTGCTCTCCACCACAAAAGGGGAAGGAAGAAGGCGTCTGGAGGAATACCTGACCAAGCGTGTGAATGCAGCAATCCGGAGCGGCGACCCAGGGTTTTCAGTTCGGTTGAACGGCGGCATGCGCAGTGGTTCCCAGGACACAAATTCTGGGGATACGGTCATCAGCTATGTACTGGCTTGCCAAGTTGTTGCGGACCTGGGGGGAACACTCTGGGGTGTGCTGGCCACTGGGGATGATGTCGTGTTGGTGCTAACTGGAGTGACGGAGATCAGAAGCTTGATGACCGGCTACAGACGCTACGGGTTTAAGATGGAGGGGCAGGCCGCGCGGAGGGAGGAATGGAGGAAGGTGGAGTTCTGCGGAATGCGGGGATACCAGGTGGCACCATACACTGTCAGGGGGGAAGTCATGGATTGGATCTTTCGACCGCAGCTGGGCAGGTTCGCATATAAGGTTGGATGGTGTGTGCACCCGAACCTGTCAGCGAAAGCCGACAGGTGGGCAAGGGGAATCGCTGAATCACAGTTGGGGGGGGGTTTCGGACCAGCCGTTGGATTACCATTGTTGGAGGACTATTACCTACACCTGCTGGCCAAGACTGATGGCCTGCGTCCGTACCATGCCAAGTGTGAGAGGCGGGAAGCCGCCATCACAAAGTCAGGGGTTATCATCAGACCCACAAGGGAGACGTACGTGGACTTATTAGACACGTACGGAGTGACGATGGACGACGTCACAAGAACCGTTAACAGCATCAGTGTGGCCAAGCTGGGAACGATAATAGAGGGGGCCGGGGATGTCATTGGTAGGCTGTGCCAGATTGACTAGAACAAATCCACGGCCCTTTCGGGGAGCACCAGAACCCCTGCTCAAGCTGAAGGTTGGG